GCCCTTTCGGGCTGACTGCTGGGATCTAGGATCGCAGCACTACTTTCACCTTGTTTTGGAGTTATCACAATGACCACATTTCGTCGTCGAATCATCGATACTCGACAAGTAACTATTCCGCGGTACGCGGGGTATTACTGTCTCAAGATCGGTGGCGGCGCTGACGTTTGTAACGCCGGTTCCGACGGGACGCCTGTAACAACGGGCCGTTTCCGGGTAATGTACGATGTTCCCACGCCTAGATTTCACACCCTTGTAAAAACACAGGATGTGAGTCAACCCGCTTCCTGGTATGATCAAAAAATCTCTGCCGTTTCCGGCCAGACTAATTGGTATATTTCAGGTAACGGGCGTATTGCGCGTGGGGTTCTGACTGGTTGTTGTGCTGGCTACTGCCCGAAAGAGATTGTGGTTTTACCCACATTTCTCTCGACGGACGAGTCGAATGCACGGTCTGCTCTGCTGACATCCGCTCTCGCGGATGCAAACAGCTCTGAGTTCCAGGGGCAAACTTTTGCCGCTGAAGCTATCAAGACCGTACAAATGCTACGCTCACCGTTTAAGAGCTTGCGCTCTCTAACTGTGAAAATGGTCCGACATCGTGACGATCTTGTCCGCAAAGGTTTATCTAGTGCTGAAGCATCTGCTTCGGCTTGGCTAGAATACCGATACGGGTGGCGTCCTCTCCTCATGGACTGTTCGGACCTTTTTAAGGTCTTATCAGGTCAGGTGAGAGTGCCAGGAGTAGTCCTTCGCAAGCGCCATCGCCAATCTTTCGATTGGTCTGGTTCTTCAAGCGCTGATGTGTTTAACAACACATTTCAGCGTGTTCGGGGTGAGCATAAACTTTCATACAGGAGTACTGTTCGCGCCGGAGTCCGTTATAAAATAACGGACCCTCGGTATGAGCAATTTCTATCGACGTCGTTGGGCTTATCGCTCGACTTCGTCCCTAGTACTGTATGGGAACTTGTGCCTTTCAGCTTTGTTGCTGACTGGTTCGTCAACGTGGGCGACTGGATTCGTTCAGTTGTTCCTAATCCGCATATTCAGATCTTATCCAATTTTACTTCTGTGTCCCGAGTTCGTACTTCATCAATGGAGTACTTTCATTACTCGAGCTACAAGCAAGTTGGGGGGGATCCGAATGCTTGGGTCGCTTGTGGTCATGGCGGGTCTTACGACACCGTCACTTCCTCTGGCGACCGAGCTGTAAATGTGGCCGTTCCGACACACCCTGTTTTAGTCCCTGGCAGCCTTTCGCTGCTCAGGAAACTTGATGCCTTTTCACTTGTTCACCAGTTTATAACTGGGCATTTGAAAAGTTTTAGACATCTCTAAGGAGTGTAATCATGTCATTAAAAAGCATGACTATCAAAACTGGCGGCACGCTTAGTGTCACTGGCGGTACAGACGTTACTTTTGCTGACGTTGGAACAACGACCCCAAATGCCTTAACTACGCAAGTCAACAGCGATGCTGACTACCGTACTCGTCGTAAAATCGCGTACAAGGTACGCAATGCTACGATTCAGGCTGATGGCAGCTATTCGAAAGTGAAGAGAACAGCGACAATTACGTCACCGTTCATTCTTGCTAATGGCGCTACTACGTTTAACGTAATGCGCATTGAGCTTGATATTCACCCTGAGGCTGAAGCTACTTTACGCGCAAATCTTTTGGCGTTCGGTGCACAGCTTCTGTTCGATACAGATGCTACGGACTTTTGGTCCGTAGGGTCATTGACTTAACAATTCTTTCCTGAAAGGAATGAAATGAGACAGCAGCAACAGTACTCTGTCACATCACTCATGTGGGAAACACTGAGTGATATTGTAGATGACTTCTCACACTTTCTTCCTCGCCACTTCTGTAGTCTCGTCAAGCACTGTTGTGCCGAGCGAGATATTGAGATGCTTCGAGGAATTGAGCTAGACATGGAATGTAGTGTTGATACAAGCGCGTTTAAACGCATGTATCAAATCACTTCATTCTTTAAAAGAGCTATCCTACTACAGGATAGTAAGACTGAGGCTGATCTCGTCGAAGAAGCTATAAGCTCCTTCGTTGAGAATCAGTCCCGCCTGCGTGACGCTTCAGTGTCGGCCCCATTACATTTTGGGCCGGCTATGAGTTATGCACGTGGACTCTGCCATGATATTCTTGGCGAGTGGTCTTCAGATGAACATCTGTCTTTATGTCGTCACGGAAGTCATGCAGCCGTCGGTGTCCCTTTGCGCTTAGCTAAGCTAGATGCGAAGTGGAAATCTTTATCCGGCTCCAGTGAACACACGTGTTGGTTTGGTCATGAATACTTACGTTTTCATGATAATGCCCGAGAATTCTTTCTCGAATCAGGTGTTACCCCAATCAACATCGTGCGTTCCCTACGAATGACGTTTGTCCCTAAGTCTTTTAAATCCGTACGTTCCATTACGCCAAATACTGTTCTTGGTGCTTTGCACTCGGATGGTATTGGTAAAATGATAACGCGCAGATTGAAATCTCACGGTCTCGATATCTCTTCTTTACAGGAGAGACACCGAGATTTAGCGAGAGCAGGGTCCGTCAGCGGCAAGCTGACAACGTGCGACCAATCATCTGCCAGTGATAATATTACTTTCAGATTATTGGAGCTTCTGCTTCCCCCACGATGGCTCTCCGAGCTGTCGTGTGGGCGCTTAGATTCAATAACCCTACCGGACGAGAGCACTTGCACTTTGCAAAGCTTTTGTACGATGGGTATTGGTTTCACGTTTCCTCTGCAGACCTTAGTTTTTTACGCGCTCGCTAGAGGTATAGACTACCAATTCAACAACGGATCAGGATTAGTTTCCTGTTACGGTGATGACCTGATTCTCGAGACGACAGCTTATCCCTTCTTTCGAAGGTTGGCTGTACACCTCGGGCTTCAGATCAACGAATCGAAGTCTTTTTCTTCTGGCGAGTTCCGTGAAAGTTGCGGTGGTGACTACTACCGTGGCGTGGATGTTCGGCCATTTCAACCGAAGTGTGCCGAAAATGATTGCTTAGGCCGAAGGGCCTTTGAATCTCTTCTATATCGTTTCATCAACGGCTTACGCCGTCGTTGGGATGATACCGAGATTGAATCAACTTTACTTAACCTGGCGCATCGTCTTTCGCTTTTAGTCAAGCAACCTTGTGTTGCTCCGGCTTATTACGCTGAAGATTGTGCTATCCTGGTTACTTCCCTACAAGACTCTGTCGCTAGTCTCTTCGACTTGCGGCTCCATAGAAACAGAAACAATGCGCTGATCTTCTCTTATCTCAGGTCTTCGACCAAAGAAGCGAAGGTAGACATTGAATCTCCATTCCTATGGGAGTTCTTGCAGAGCAGTCCCGCTGAATTGCGGGACTGCTTTCGGATTAGTTTAGTCGATTCCGTCCCAGTCGTTTCCGTTCCGGGAACTGCTGGTATTAAGCGTCATCGTTCGGTTACAGTTGATCTGTAGTCGTTGTAACTTCCAAACCGTAAGGTGAGTAGGTTAAGACGCCCGTGAGGGCCTCTGTCGGG